AGTCTGCCAACCATGATTGACTACACTTCTCTCTTTGTTTAGTTCCAAGAATATCTTCGACACCCTCAAATTCATAACCCCTCTCCCTGCAGAACTCGTCAACATATGGAAGTAATCCAATATAGATTTTATGTGTTTTAATAGAGAATAGGTATACCTTACCGTCCCACATACGGTTGCGAAAACTCGGCATAAATTTTGCGTTGGGTACTTTAAAGGAAAAAAACTCAAACAGTTCTTTTGCAAGTCCATCATCACAATCGACCTTAAGAAATACTTCGTTTACCTTTGAGACTCTTACGGTATCAGACATAAGGTTTTCCAGTGAACCAACATACCAGTGATTTTCTTGTTCCTTTCAATACTGGTGTGACTTGATGATATAGGAACGATGGGAACACCACTACACTACCAATAGTCTTTGCAGAAAATGATAATGTCTGAATTGCATCTTGCATATTAACTTGTGGATTCGTCCCTGTCATTCTATCAAGCTGTCTATGGGGTTCTAACCACTGGAAGTGTCCACCCTCATAGTCGTCTTGGTCTGATAATTGAACTGTCATACTTAATTTTCTATGTAAACCATTTCCGTAGTAAATTGGCCCTGCATCAGTATGCCATGTATAAAAATCTCCCTGTCTATCAGGTTGTTCAGTATAAACAGTATATTGAGGATTCTCCATATACTCCCATGTATGATTCCAATTACATTGTTTATTTGCCATGTCGATTGCATCTGCAAGTTTATCTTCAAGATTTTTAGGCATCTGACCATTATTCATTTCAAACCATTTTACTGTAGAAGAACGAATCGACCAATCTTCCGTACCCTCATCTGTAGGATTAGGACGGTCTGCATCTTGATTATTGGGAGCTCCAATCTGCCCAGGCATTTCTTGAATCTTATCAGCTGCAGTATGCAGTTGTCTTATTTCTTCTCGTGTAAAAAATTCAGGTGCTTGCCATACATAGTTTTCTAATATCATATTAATTACCTGCCATGAACTTTCTCCAATCGATTGTGTTTCTAATCGTTTGGTGTCTCCATGTGATGTTTTGCATACACTCCTTAAGGAAGTCTACAGTTATTTTTAAATACTCTTGTTTTGCTTTCATTTCGGTTAGTTCTTCATCTGCATTAAAAAAGTAGTGTAAATCTGCTTTCAATACTTTTAAATCAAACGGCTCCCAACCCAACTCTTTTCGTGTGTCGTCATCCATCTTACCATTGTACCACAACCACTTATCTCTAAGTAGTGTATCGTATTTCATTTGGTATTGTTTTTGAACCATTAACTTACTGGACAATAAGTCTAGGTATTTTGCGTGAAGTTTTGGTACTTCTAAGGATGCGTTATCTAGTTCGATATCATCTATCTCACAATCAGTTTCCCACATCAATTTTATTTCATCTAAATTCATAATATACCTATATTTATCTATACAAAAAATATGTATTCATGGTCTATTATACCACGAAAATAGGGTTTTAACTAGTGGTTTTGATATCGTAGAAGTTGAATCTAAATTGAACGTCACAAGTGACTGGTGCAGTCTCTGAACCTGATTGTAGTTCTAAAGAACCCAGTGAAATGGGGAAACAATCATAAAATCTAAAGTATTTATTAGGTATGTTTTTGTTGGTATTGGTCACAAGTGTAATCTGAGAGGTCAAATTGGTGTCTTCACCGTCATGAGACGATACACCTAGTGTACTCATTGTACTCCCTGCAAGTGATTGATAATCCGAAGGATTTGCAATTGGGACGATTTGAGTCATCCAATCATACATTTCTTGGTAGTTTTTAAGGTCTTCATCGACTAGGAACGACACATTAAGTGTATCAAACGATACCTTATCACCATGGAAGTATGCATCCACCCCTACACCGACTGGTAAAACAGTCTCCTCAAAGGTCACGCCTGGAATTGTGACAGTCTGAACAAAGTATTCAACTGTTGGAACCTTCTGAATAAGAAGTTTGAAATTGTTCTTATTGAGTATAGACTTGTTTATATCAACCATTTAACTTGATTATCCTTTTATAAGAAGAGGTATCGAAGTAATCATCACCTCGATACTCTCTCGTAGACGTTTTTTCACAAAGATAACCATCTTGTTCATACTTGGTAATAGTGGTTCTACTAATTACATTAGTTGTTTCTTTCCCATTAGGAAAAGTATTCCTTTCCCAAGGCCCTTCCATTACTCTTATTGTTTTTTCCATGATATCTCCGTGTACTACTATTTAGGTTATTTCTCTGTCACAAACTCATTTAACTGTCGTGCAGTTCTGATAACCTCTTCACCAGTAATTTCTCTTAGTGGTAAAGGTTTCTTATCATTAGGGAAGGTATCGTTGTGTGCGTAGATAGCATCAACTTCTCTTTGGAAGTTTCCTTCAATTATTCCTTGTGCTTGATTAAGTAAGTCGGCTCTGATTTCGAACCCTGATTTATTATTTGACATATTTTTCTCCTGTGTGTATGTGTCATGTACTGTATTGTACCTTGTATTTAGTGCGTAAAAAAGTGCTAAAACCAGTTGACAATGGGTTGCATTTTTTGGTATACTAGCAGTATGGAAAAACAAACAATAATCTTTGACGTTGATGGAACTATCGCAGATTGCGAACATAGAAGACATCACGTTTCTCAAAGACCTTCAGACTGGACTGCATTCAAAGCTGCAACAGTTTTTGATACTCCCGTTGAATGGGTTTGTGAGATTGCGAAAAGACATATTGCAAGAGGTGATGATGTTGCATTCTTCTCTGCGAGAAATGAATCTCAAAGAGGTGTCACTGAAACTCAAATTTCTGAGTGGATTGGTGACGGTCATAAAGGACTTTTCCTTAGACCCGATGGTGATTTCAGACCCGATGAAGAGTTTAAATCCGACCTTGCAGATAAATTCGAAGAGTTCGGTGGAAAAATCGACATTGTCTTTGACGATAGAAACAAAGTTGTTGATATGTGGAGAGCGAGAGGAACCACTTGTGTTCAAGTCGCTGATGGAGATTTTTAGAGTCACGTTAGGAGAAGTCGAGGTGTCGGGCCCTTGCCTGAAAAATGGAGTCAAAAACAAATCACGATTGTGAGATAACAGACCCTAACTAGAGACTCCAATTAACCTACTGAAGAGTTAGAAGTGATTGGGGTTTCGCTTATTTGAAACAAAAAAAAGGCCTCGTGAGAGACCTTTTTCAAAAGTGTGAGTTCCCTTTATAAGGGTTTAACTTTTAGATTTACAGAATGTTAGAAACTGCAAATTTTCTGTAGTACTGGTTAGTACCTGCAGATGCAAGTCCGTCAGCTGGTGTAGTACCAACAAAAGGATTTGAAACCATACCGTATCGAGTTTTAAACCCAATTTTCGGTTGGAATGTGTTCTCGCCAACTGCACGAACCATTTGTAATGGAACGTATGGGCAATAGAACATACCTGCATCATAAGGGTTAGTTCCTCTATAACCAACAGTCAAGTAATCAGAACCTGCATAAGGGTCTATGTATACTTTAACTCTACCGTTAAGAACACCAGCAAATGTATTGCCTGTGTCATCTACGTTTAGAGATGTTGATAAAGCAGGTGCGTAATCTAATACTCCTGCCATAGAAAGAGCAGATGCTACGTCTGAAGAACATAGAATAAAGTTTCCTTTACCTCTACGAGTTTCTTTAGCGATTGCATTTGATTCTCTTTCGATTTGGAACAATAATCCTTTGAATTTCTCAACTGACCAACGTCCGTTAGCGTCAACGTCTAAATTGAACGTACCTGCAGAAGCAGCTGCTGATGCACCTGTTTTCGCTTGTATGTTAACGTTTCTGACAACTTCTCTGTTGATTTCAGCAAGAATTTCTGATGAAAGAATATTTGCTAATTCTGATTCTGCATCAAGACCGTGGATTGCTTTAAGGTCTTGTGCAAGTTCGAGTGTGTACTCAGCTTTTAATGCTCTTGACTTAGCTGTCACTGTAGCTTTCTCAATTGAGAAACCCATCTGTGCAAAACCGTTAGATGCTTCAACATCTCCAAGTGCCTCTGCAGATGCAGTAGACATACCTGAACCTGTGTCAGAAGCATAAGAACCGCTGAACGGGTCTCCTGTCTGAGCAGCTAAAGGGCCTGCAGCTGTAGGGTTAACGCCAGCAGAGTAATCACTCTGTACTTCGTCAATTCCCATAGCTTCAGATTTAGTTAAACGTGTTCCTGAAGGATAATCGTTATATCTTGCTTTCATAGCAAAGATTAATCCAGTAGGGCCAGTCATTGGTTGAACTCCACAAATGTCGTATGCAACGAGATTTGGCATAGCACGTCTTACTAGGGAGATTAAAATCGGATCCCAGTTAGAAATGCCTGTTCCAGTAGCATTTAAAGGTGCAGCTTCTTGCAAGTTCTGCTCTGCGAGAGCTTTCTCTTGGTTTTCAAGAATTACTGCTGTGACGGCTCTTTTGTAGTTGTCTTCGATTTTAGGTAAATCGGAGTGCTCTAGAATAGGTTGCCACTTTTCTTGTAAGTTTTCTGATAAAAACATTTTATTTTCCTTTAAATTAAAACCTAACCGAGTGGGTTAAGTTTGGTTATTGCAGACGAATACTTACTCATAGTAGGGTCAATGACTTTCTCTGTTTCTTCAACTTCGAATTCATTTGCACCTTCTACGATGTTTGTTTCCGCCTCAACTTTCTCTCCGTCTACTTTGAAGTATGCTTCTTTGATTTCGGAAATCTTCTCAGCGAAGTCTTCTGCATCTTTGAAATCTACTCCTTCAGCAAGTGAAGAAAGTTTCTCTTTTTGTGTATCAGTCAAATCTTTCGATGCTTCCGATACAACGTTGCCTCTCTTGAGAGTATCTAACTCTTCAACGATTGCCATGTTTTGTGACACTTCACCGTCTAGTTTAGCTTCCATCTCTTCGAGACGATTTGCGAGTTCATCGATAACATCATACTTATCTTCAGGAACGTCAACATAATGTTCTACGAACAATGTTTTCAAACCTTCAATAAAGTTTTCTGTCATTTCTGACCTCAAACCACGTTCAATTGCGAGTTCGTTTTCTTTCGTCCACTCTTCTGCACAATATGTTAAGTACTTGTCAACTGCTTCCGAAAGGTCGCCTTTAACTGACTCAACTGTAGTTTTTAATTCTTCTTGATATTTCGCATCAAGTTCTTCTTTAACTTCCTGTACTTTTGATTGTACAGCAGCTTTAAAGATTGTTTTTGCCTTTTCAGCATTTTCTTCTGAAAGGTCTAATGCTTCTGAAATTGCTGATAGGTCGTCATCTATTTCAATTTCAACTAACGAAGACTCAACGTCTGCAGAAACTTCTTCTGCAACTGCATCTTCTTCTGCATCTTCTGTAATTTCTTCAGATACTTCTTCGGACATAGACTCAAGGATTTCTCCTACTTTCTCTTCGTCCAGTGTCTTCAAAGACTCAACAATTGCTCTTGCAACTTCTGCTTTAGTCAAACTTTCGTCCTCTTCAGATTCAGATATTGTAGACAACACTGATTGAAGTTCTTCCTTAGTCATTTCCTTCATATTGTTGACTATAGCTTTAATTGATTCCATCTTTGAAGGTTTTGCATCTTCTTTGATTTTCTCTTGCTTTTCAGCTTTACCAGCACCTTTCTTCTGAGGGTCGCCTTCATTTGAAGGAACTTTCTTCTCAGCGTCTTTTACTGCCTTAACTGCTTTGTCAACAGGATTGGTTTCAACTGGGACGACTTCCGCTTTACCTGACTCAATAGACTCAGCATCGGATGAACCTTGTTTGACTGGTTTCTTGTCACCTTTTTCAGCTTTAGCGTCAGGTTGTCCTGCCTCTAATACTGTTTCTACAGTTTCGTCAACTGTAAGGTTATTTTCTAACTCTGCCATTTTTTTCTCCTGTTTTAATACTTTAATGTATTACTTTATTTTATTTATATGTTATAGACTCTCAACGAACCTTTTCCATAGATTTAACTTCGTTTCTTCAAGGTTATTTAGTCTTGCAGACTTAAGTTCTTTCTGCATATCCTCTACTTGAAGTGCTGTAAGGATACCATTTTGGTATACCCATTCGACACCTTCCATAATCCCTTCGACAAATGCCTCAGGAGCGGATGGGTCTGCAACGATATCACCTGCAGTAGCAAGTTGAAAATCGTCTTTAACATATTGTGCATTCCCCTTCTGTTCTAAAGAACCTAGTCCTCTAGAAGATACTCCGAGTTTTGCACCATCGTTTATGAGAGCTTTTACAATCTCTCCGTTTGGAGTACTTAAAACCTTTGCTTTACCGATATAGTTCTTACCTTCCAACTCTAATGATTGGATTAAGTGAGACACTTTATCTAAATTAATAGTAGGCCCTTCAGGATGTCCTAACTCACCGAATGCACGGTCTTTTTCTACGAACTCCTTCTTATAACGGTTAACTTCCTTTTCCATAATGGATTTGGGATAGACCCTACCATTACGGTTTTTTATGTCTGCCTGCATAAAGACACCTTCTATGAAGTAGTCCTTTTTACCATTTACACCCTCTGTAATTATGGGCGATATGGTTTCGTTAAACTCTGCTATTAATTTCATTTACTATTTCCTCTATTGAGACACCAAATTCTTCACCCATGTTCCTCATAACCAGTTTGATGTCTTTAAATTCTTTTTCTGCACTCTTTAAGTCTTTATAAGGACTTGTTCCTGTAAAGTTTTCACCATTTACAAATGCGTGTACTTTACCTTCGTGCATTGCAAAAACGATATCAACGTTCTTTCCACCAACATTAACAGTATCATGTTTAAGTTCTTTATGCCCTGTAGGAAGTTTAAACTTCGCTTCATGCAACTCATGTACCATAGTGGTAAAAGATTTCATTGTTAACCTTCTTGTTCTTCTTTCTGAGAATCCATCCAATTAGTTTGACTTTCAACTCTTTTAAAATCAACTGTTTGTGCAGCTTTCTCTTTGATACCTTGATGGATTAAGTCTTTTGCACCCTGCAATTCACCCTTTTCTATCGTATCAACTATTTCTCTCGCAACTTTACTCATTAATCATCTCCTTGTTCGTTTGAGTCGTAAAACCCATCACCACCACCAGTGTCACCACCGTCAGCCTTTTCTTGTTCGATTTGGGAATCAATATCTTTGATTTCCTCTTCGGTCTGTCTTAGTATATACTTTCTAACGTATTCTTTACTGAAGTATTTACCAACATACTCACTAGCAGTCTGAAGTGCATCTAATCTCTCTCTAAGAATCTCCTGTTCTTTCAACTCTGTAAAGTGGTTGTCTGCAGTATAGTCATATTGTATAAAATCTTTCATTTTATCAAACTCTTCACCCGAAACAACTTCTTTAAGAATTAACTGAGTTCTTAACAAATCAGTAAACACTCTAGCAAACTTCTTCTGAAGTCTGTTAGTGAACTTATTAAACTTAAGTTCGTCTCTATAAATCTCCGAAGAACGACCCATATTGAATCCGTTATCCGACTCCATTCTAGAACTTGGAACATTTAATGACTGATATAACTTCTTCTTGAAGTATTCTACATCGTCAATTTCTGCGAGGTTTTGTCCACCAGGCAAGGTTGTAATTTCCGTTCCTCTACCACCTTCTCTTCTTGGCAACCAAAAATCTTCCAACATACTCATATGTTTTCTATCATCTTTGATTTCACCAGTATCTGCATTGTAAACAAGTTTATTTCTATACTTGTTCATTACATCTGCAAGATATTGTTCTGCTTTTGCCTTTGGAAGATTACCTACGTCAATGTAGAAAATCCTTCTTTCAGGTGCTCTAGACAATCTATAGATTACTAGTGCATATCCATCATTGATAACTGATTCGCAGTCTTCAATGCCTTGTGCAAATAACCAATAACTGCATTCTTGTTAAAATCTAACAATCCTGAAGTAGTATAAGTCACTGCCTCAGGTGCAATTCTGACTGTTGTACCTTCATTAGTACCAGTCTTGTCGAAACCTTTATCGTTGAAAATGTAAAATTCTTCCGTCTTCGTGACAATGTCTACACCTTCTTTCTTGTCTTTCTTAGTCTCAACATTTCTGACCTTCTTAATCTTAAGAGGGTCAACCTGTCTGATGTCAACAATACCAGCTTTGGTTCTGTTGCTATCAACTACCTTATGGAAGTAAATTCTTCCATCGATGTACCATTTTCGGAATATTTCATGAGAGTTCTGATTGAACTTCATCATTGATAGGATGCTGTAAAACTCGTCTTGCATCTTTTTCTTGATGCTATCAGAGAGCTTCACATCTCTGAGGTCGAGTGTCACTATCCTATCGGCGCTATCCGATGTGATACACTCATTCACTATATCTTCAATAGCCGCATCGCATTCAGGTACTAAGGAAGTTTCTCTGTATCTTCGAATAAGTTCAACCTCATTCTTGATACCCCCTTCCATATCGA